CATTGTAGCTGAAGCGAAAATGAAAGCGGCCAGCGCAATCTCCTATATGACACCCGTTATCGAAGAGGCATATCAATATGTAAATCAAAAGATAGATGATGCTTCACCCATTGTAGCTGAAGCGAAAATGAAAGCGGCCAGCGCAATCTCCTATATGACACCCGTTATCGAAGAGGCATATCAATATGTAAATCAAAAGATAGATGATGCTTCACCCATTGTAGCTGAAGCGAAAATGAAAGCGGCCAGCGCAATCTCCTATATGACACCCGTTATCGAAGAGGCATATCAATATGTAAATCAAAAGATAGATGATGCTTCACCCATTGTAGCTGAAGCGAAAGTTCAGGCGGCCAGCATAATTTCTTATGTGACACCCATTATCAAAGAAGCATATGAAAAAGTAGGTGAGGCAATAGTAAATACACCCACTGGGTTTGCGAGAATAAAAGACACTGCTTCTGGATATCTTCCTGATGCAACTCAATTTTTAGAAATGAAAGGACAAGTTCTCGAGGTTCTTGGTAAGAAAGAATCTCCTCTGGAAACTCAGGAAAAAATCAATGAGATTGAGCAGCAAATAAGGGAAAATAATACAGCATCCTTAAATAACAGATTGAATACTGGATTAAATAATATAGAGAGTACTTTGAAAACCATTCCAAAAAATACTGCTGAGTCTTTAACTCCTTTATTTACAAATATGAATAGTCAGGTTATCAATTTAATTCAGAATCAAAGCAATAGCAATATAAGCAATCCAAATTCAGGTATGGGATTTAATATAAATTACGGAATCGATTTATTACCAATCCTCACAGGGAGTTTAGAATAATATGGTTAGCCAGTCCACAAAAGAGATCTTAAGAAAAACTAATTATGATGAAATTATTGGATTACCACCACTGTTATATGTTGAAGAAGACGATATAGCTGATAAGAGAAAAAAATTGATTCTAAATACAATGAATATTCTGGAAATCACTCCAGGTTTTCCTGGTCAATTTACTTCCGAGGAATCAAGTGGGCTACGTTTATATACATTTGACGAATCAAAGGGTAGAGAAGTATATAACAAATTAGTTAAAAAATGCCTTCCAAATATCAAAGATATTGATACAATAAAAATAGCATTCTTGAATGAAAATGCTTTTTCAGAATCCTGGAGTAATGATTTCGGAGAATCAGTTCTTGAAGAAGCAATGAATTTCGGAATTCCCACAGTACGAGAATTGAGACTTCTATATGGAACATCAACATTATCAGAGGCATTAAGAAAATTTACAAATTTTATGACTCCAGAAAACCCTAGAACTCCTTCATCAGTAACTGAGCAAATGTGGGAATTTCTTAATAGACTGGGTACCACAATGACAGGTTATCTCTCAACTGGGGTTCAAGCTGCTGAAGAATTTGTCAGTGGGTTAGGTGGTGCGGGAGCACCTTTAAGACAGATTTTATATGGAAGTAATATTGATTTTCCACAAATCTGGAGAGGATCTTCATTCAGCCCCTCATATTCTGTAACTGTACGTTTATTTAATCCTTTTAACCTTGGTATTTTTCAAGAATCACTTAGTCTTACCCAAGAACAGCAAGAAAAATATATTATTGAGCCATTGGTAAAATTGTTGGTGTTGGTTGTACCGATCTCCGATTCAAATAGTACTTTCTTTAGCCCACTGATATGCAAAGTAAGATGCCCAGGATTATTCTCAATAAAGATGGGGTATGTTTCAGCAATTGATGTGATTAAAGGTGGAGATACCAATGATGTTTCATATTTTCAAAAACCTGGAACAGTTGATGTAAAAATAACATTTAACGATTTATATACCTCAATGGTGCAAGAGTTAGAGGATTCAGAAGAGATATATGATAAAAATAGACCCACATTGGTTGATTACGTGAATACTTTGAGAGGATATACAATCCCCCCAAGTATTTATTATGATGAATATAATATAGTTGCGAAAACCAGTAATACACCAGATTTAATCACATATGAAGTGCCTCCTATGATGCAAGATTATGAAGAACTCTCCAGGGTAAAACAAATTCCCAAATCCGATTTGCCAGATAAAATTTCAAATGAAATTCCATCTGATCAAAATGCCATCGATTATTATTCTAATAAAGAGTTTGATGAGAGTGCTTTCTTTACTCCCATGCCTACCGCTCAAGAGCAGCTTGAAAAAGAATTACAGCAATTAGCGGAGGAGCAAGAATTCTTTGATAGAATAACTTTGATGAAAGATCGAGAGGAGATAGATCCAGATATGGCGGATACAATTTTGGAGGTAACTCAAAAAAGTATTGATGCACATAATCTGAGAATTAGTTTACTTGAGGGATATATTGAAATTGGTGGAACAGGTGCATTTAATTTGTGGAATATTAAGGATGAATCTATTCAAGAAATACTACCTTTAAGAAGAAATACAGCAACATATATGAAATTGGATAGCTTAAAACAAGAATATGTACGAATACAAAAATTATTAGAGGAAGCTAAATCAGAAATAAACGATATAAGAGAACAAAAGAATGAAATTTTACCAACAGATACCAGAAAACTTCTAGATCTTGAGCGGCGTGAAGAAGAACTAAAGAAACAATTGGTTCTTTATAACAACGAAATAAATTCATTATTAAAGAGAATAAAAGAATTATCCAAAGATACCCTTGAGGATGTTTATAAAGGTAGTGATGTGAGAATTAACAGATCCTATTTCTGATAAATAAAGTTAGATAATTACAAAGAAATATAACCAATTGAGATTTGTTCAAACGTTTTAATTCATGTCCCATAGTCAAAGAATATAATAATTTCAATATCTCATCTTTAATAGCATAATTTCCAATTTTTACATTCTTTTCAACTTTTCTTATCAATGATAAACGTTTTTTCTCAATACAGATATTCTTTAGTTCTAACACTCTGTTTAATAATATAATGATAAATCTTATCTGATTCAGATAATCTGAGACGGAAAATTCATTCACAATTGAGAATGCAACATCTTTCTTCAATCCACTAAATTCGACAGATTTTAATAAAGCCCGTTGATCCTTTTGTTCATACGTGCAAATTAAAGCTGATACCTTATCAGCAATAATCTGAGTTGATTTTACCTCAATATTTTCAACCTCTTCTTCGGGTAACTTAGTAAAGCCAATTTTCTCTTCCTCTATAATCTTAAAATATAAATTTGCAAACGATCTGAAAGATTGCTGAATTCGATGTCTCAAATGATAAATAATATCAACCAAAAACATACCTTCATTTATAGATTTATTTTTTAATAACTTCGCTTTCTTTCTCTGAAATTCCATATCAGATAAATATAATAAAGCTGAACCAATACCACCTTTAATTTTATATAAATGTTTATTGGATAGGTTATCTAGGGCTAAATTCCATACCTCTGGGTTACAATGTCTTATCATGTGCGTGTGTACCCTATTTGCATGAAATCTAACCGCTAGTAACTGGAAAAACAGCTTAACCAAGTCATATTGCTTTATTTTGAAAAAGTATGCAATACAATATAATATTAATAAGGTTTGTTTATCTGAAATTATTTTGGCAGTTCTTAATTTTTGTGGTATTACCGTATTCTTAAACTCACGTAACGATGTTTCGTCAAGTCCAGTTAGTTTTAAAAGGTCCTCCCATTTTCTGATTGTCTTGATATAATAACAAGGTATAGAAGTTTTGGATAATTCATCCCCCACAAAAAAAGAAACAAACTTCCTTAATTTTTCAATATCTTCATTTGATGATCTTGATAAATTGACTGATTCAAACATTATATTTATTTTTACCTCAACTCAATTTCAATACTATTACTATCAAAATATATCAAGTTAGGTGAATAGAGTCTTAATTGCTCGGGTGTAAGATCTTTATGAATATCATATGTAAATATAACATCAAATTGTGGTCTTACAACATTACAATTTCTGACACCTGGAATTGATTTTACAACTTTTGTTATTTCAGCAACATATATTGATTTATCATATCCAAACTTTAGGTAGAATTCATTGATCAATTCCTCTTTTATTTGTTGTACAAATGCTTGACTATTTCTTACCTCAGTGTAATCTACCCAAACTATTATTTCAAGCTGCAATGGAATGGTTATATATTCTTGATTAATATCTATACTATAAAACTTTTCTCCATTGCATATAAATTTGACAGGTGTAGAATGTCCACCCCATGTTACTATAAATATATCATTTACTGTCAAACGTTCATAAATCCATCCCAACCCATAACTAACCTTAGTCGCAATAAATGGCGCTTCAGGATACATAACACCGCCAAACCAATTATCCCAAATTCTTATGTCCGATATAGCAACACGTGTCCCCTCCTCGACACTTGTTAAAAATATATCTTGAGGATCTATATAATCAACATCCTCTTTTGTAACAGGATTATAATTCAGATTCCTAACATTGCCTGTTGTATTACTAAATTTCAAATTTACAAAATCTGTTAACATTCTGTATTTCGAGACATCGAAATCAGCGATTTTACTTAAAACATGTAGCTCAAATAATGATTTGTTTACACTATCATAATAATCTTTATATATTGCGGGAACATCATATATTGTAACTTTTTTTAAGGTATCGTTTCTTACTACAGAACTATACATAAACTCACTCAAATCCTGTTTTACAATTATTGAACTTTTACCAGTTATTTCATAAACATTTTTTAAATCTTCTTCTGATTGTGGTTCATTTATTCCTGGATGAAGTTCGAAATGATTTTTATATCTTTCACTTAAAGCATCATATATGTAAAAAACAAAATCACACTCCCCCCAAGGCAAAGTTCCCAATCCAATTACATCATCAGCATCTTCCAATGTAAATCTCTTTCTTAAAACATCATTTGCTAATAAAATCATCCTTCCATCCGGTGTTATCATTTGGCAAAAAAGTTGTGAAGGAAAAACCTGTTTTCGAGGATTATTATATACCTCATAATAAAGATCGATATTTAATTTATTATTATTCCATAGATCCGTCTCATCTTCATCTTCTTCTGCATCTGAAACAACGCTAAAATCACAAGATTTGATAGAAATAAATGAATCCGTTGATTCATTTCCCGTCATAATAAATGGTTTCGTCATTTCTGTTAAAACATAAACATACTTACATTCCTGTGTCTTGGGATAACATATAATATTAAATAAAGAAACATAGTCAGATATAGTACTTATACAAATTTCTCCGGATTTAATTAAAATCGAATCCTTTATTTCATCATAATCATCATAACATTCTCTCGATGCTATCATATTTCTGGTTGGAACAATATACGATTCATTCTCAATTGTGTGATAAACTAAATCTGTAAATAATGTAATTATATTTGCACCAATATCACTTCTTTTTAATAAATGAATTGCGTGATTAATTGGTAAATCTCCAGGATCAACAATTAAATTCATGCGATCATAATCATATGTTGTTACCAATCTTTTATTTGCTCCAACTTGAGCAATCGCTTCAGTTCTTATCTCATCGGTTGTTGGAGCATCTTTTCCTCCAAATGCAGGTTCCATATTTATAGCATTGAATTTTAGAGGGCCACCCTCTATTGTAATTCTATCAGCACTATCAATTGCACCTTGAATGATATTCCCGAGAGACCCTTTGGTTATACCCAGAAGAATTCGGCATGTTGCTCCCGATTCAGGCTGCATACCAATGATACCATTTCCAAAAAATATTCTGATCCCACCATCAATTAATTTATACGTATATCCATATTCATTCTCTGGAATCAAAAACAAAGAATCATACAATCTCCATGATATTGTGCTTGGATTTCCAAATTGAGGAACCCGTGAGTTTATAGGTAATAAACTAGAGATTTGCATTTTTGAAGCTAAAGTCTCATTTATTGATGAGTTCTCATCAGATGTAAAAATCCTAATTTCAGATAAATCTCCCTCAAATTTTATATCTTTTGTATAGAATGAATATGGCTTAATATTTTCAAAAGTGAATTCCAGTTCGGTGCCCTTAAGAATTTGAATCTGTATAACATCAACATAAAATCGTAAGACGTCATCTGTGATTCTATAGGGAATAGAAATATAATTTTCATATGAACTTTCCAGATATTGCTTACGATATATATTTGCACTATATACTCCATTGTTATTAAATATGGTGCAATGCGTACTATATTTCACAGAAAATGGTATATCTCCCGCATAAAATTGCATAACTGATCCCGATATATTTCCTCCCTTAGATAGTATCTCATTTACCCCTATCAAATCAAAACTATATGTGTTGGAATCCTCTGGAAATTGCAATGGAATTTCCAGAAGTACGCTGCATGATGCAGGAGTTGCCAGTTTGGGTCGATATCCCAACATCAAGGCTAAATTTATAACCGATTCCTTTTGTAAAGCCTTAGTTAAAAAGAATTCTCTCCATGCAATTGAATTGTAATAAATTAAATTACTAGTTAGAGCACTCAATATATTGACCAGATAACCAAGATAATTTGCGTTATTTAAATCCAAATTTTCTAATTCCAGATAATTTTTAACATACTCAATTAATTGATTTCGTATCTGATCTCTCGAAGAGAAAATTTCAATATTGTTTTTATCAAACATAATACATCGCCTCTATTTTTTTTTGATTTTGAAGGTCTGCTTGTTTTACTTTGACATCAGGAGTAAAGAAATTCTTAAGTAACGTGAGATATTTAAGAAATACAGAGACCGGGGAGAAGAAAAATATTCTCTGAAAGTTATTAATTATTATGTTAATTAAGAGACTAAGAGAACTCCCCCCCGCGCCAAATACCGATCCGGCCGTTAATATTACAAATTTCATTACTTTTATAATGAAATTATTAAAGGCCTGTATAAGTGCTGGGATCAGTTTTTCATAGTTTATTTTTCTAAGATGTATTGCAAATATAAGTTGCCTACCAACTAATAAAACAGTATCGATAAGACTGCTAACCACTAAATAACTTCCTGCAAATCTTTGTTTCTTTGAGATAAGCAACCCCAATTCTTCTATTGCTGGAATTAAGATAAAACCAAATAATCCGGATAATATACCACCTATAACTTTCTTAATAGCATTACCCGGATCAGCAACATCTTGAAAAAAACCTTCCTTTTGTTGAATCCCAAGTAATTCTGTTATTAACTGTGAACCAGAATAAGATAAATATATTATCGATGGATATATCAATAAAGCTAAAACCACAGCTCTGGTTAAATTCTCTTTATTGATTATTCCAGATATAAGTTTTTTTCGAAACATTAAACTCATTTCTTTCGTAATTAATTTTCCTCCGAGAATGAATTCATTCACGACATTTTTTATATCTTTAGTTTGTAAATATCGAAGAATTATTTTTTTCCTCTTATCAACAATGCTTAATACTTTCTTTCTGAATTTAAATGTATCAATATCTATCTTTTTCAATTCCTCTTCAGAAGTACTTTTAAAAATATTCAATTTCTTAGCATAATATAAAAATTTCTTAACTAATGAGTTTTCCCATATCGAAGATAAAGTTTCTCTTAAATCCGCTTCAATTAAGAACTGTTCGCTGATACATACTTTATTCATGACTTTTCATCTCCTGGAATACACCTGTTTTATGATTAAATAAATTTCTTAAATTACCAGCCACATTCTCAAAACGTTGATGAATATTTAGTAAGCAATTTGAGACATCTATAGGAAATATTCTTTTCTCATGCTCTAAGAAAGTATAATATGAGGAGATTTGTTTCTCGAGCATAGTAAGATCAAAAGGAGCAACGGAGAGTCTACATTGATATATTTGGAAATAATCATTCTGATGAGCTAAATTTACATTAGAGACAACAAATAGAGGTGAAATCTTGATAGAAGAAGATCTGAATCCCAAATTTAAATCAACGATATCCCATTCTGTGGGTTTCAATCCATATATTGATGGAAATGCAATACCTGAATACATGGATTCATGATATGTCATTCCTTTGTCCCCAGAGTTTTGAGATGGCTGTATTTGTTCGACTCCGAATACAGGTAATAGATTAATTTTTTTCCATTTTATTCCAGATAATTTCCCCACACCTATCTTTTCATAATTCATAGCCATCAGATGCTCATCGTCAATAATTGAATTTTCAAAATCGAGAGAATAATAAGTTATAGGATAAGCATGATATAACTCGATGTATAATCGATATGAGGTATAAAAATAATCCTCAATATAATTATATCTTCTTATCCATGGTAACATAATTATTCATCATCCTCTATGCTCTTAATTAATTTTTCATCAATTAATACCGGAACTTCTTTTCTCTTTCCTCGGTATTCAACATTTAAGTTTATCTTAAATCCACGTTTATCCTTGAAGAAAAATATTTGAAAGGTCACATTTGCATGATTTTTATTTCTGTTTACCACACCATTAATTAACCTCTCTAAAGTCGTTTTTGTTTCTTCATTTACAGGAGAGAATAAAAATTTATGAATACCCACACCAAATTCAGGATCAAATATATATGTACCTTTATGCGTCAATAAGTCCACATATATATTATTTATAATCGCATCGATATCTGTTAATTCCGTCAAATCTCCATATGCATTAATTTTGGAGCTCACACTACGCAAGACAGAATTTTGCTCTGGTCTTTTTTTAAAAAAATGCTCTAATTTCATAATTATTTATTCTTTTTTAAAATTTATTCAGATATCAAATTATCTTTCTCTTCGATCTAGTTTGTTCTTTCATCTTCTTTAATTTCTCTTGCTCTAATTCTCCCTTTTTCTTCAATATCTCTACCATATCATAATATGGCATGATCATTATCTCAGACCAACTATGATGCAAAACTTCAATCATCGAAAATACTTCTTCATCGAAATTCTTCTTGAAAGAATTTCGATAATCAGATTTCATTGTGTACCATTCGAAAAAATTGAGCGGCAATATTCAATTGTAATGTGTTTGGCTCACCACATTCTTCACAATTCCAATTGGATTTCAATTCGATTCCATATTGTCCAAACTCATCAAAAAATCTATTAATGATTTCTCGTCTATCCAAGACTGGAAGACTTCGAAATCCATATACAATGTCAGCTCGATTATCAACAACATTAATCTCGCTATCATCAAATCTTTCTTCAAATCTATCAATTACCAAAGTTTGTAATGCTGTATCCAATTCATTCTTTTGATTAAATGGAGATGACAGATAAGCAATTTCTTCATCAAGGATGGTTGGCTGTTTTAAGATAGCATAAATACCAGACTCAGGTAATTTCACTTCAACTCTTTTTGAAATGATATCAAATTTATTGATAGCTTTTTTCTCTTCTTTTTGTTTCTTTTTTGCTTCAGGAGGTATAGTGGGATCATCATTAATTAAATCGTCCAACAAAGTTTCATCGATATCCAATTTACTCCTTTTAGCTGTTTCTTTTTCTTTTTTTTCTTCAGCTTTTTCTTGATAAATAATACTATCCAATGAAGGAATATTTTCTTCCCCACCACTTGCTCGATATAATTTATAAGCCTCTTTATAATTTTCACTAAAGGGATATGGATTGAAATTAAACATTTTATCAATATAAATTTTTAAAATCTGTTCTTTTCCACAAGAGGTGCATTGCCCAACAAATTCTTTATCATTCGGCCAAGTACTATGATATACACCATATAGCAAAGCTTCTCTATCCTTAATTGTTATGGACTTCTTGAAATCATTAATAGTCTTGATATGTTTTGGTTTTTCTTGAATTACCGACCACAATACCTCATTAATAACATTTCTCACCTTTGAAGGAATTAACGATGAATTACGAATTTTATCGACTTCGCTGACCGTCAATCCTCTAACATCAAACAATAACCCTGTCTGTGGGGTAATAACATGATAAGAGCGATACTTAAGATTGAATCCTTTAAAGATGTCCATAGATTTTACCATTCCTTTCTCTATCTGAAATGTGATATAATGAGACTTTTAATTTATTCGAAAAAAAGATATAAAAAACCAAAAAACGGAGAACCCTTAAAAAAGAGTTCCCCGTTTTTCAGCTTAACTATTGTTTGAGTAGAGAAAGGAGATGAATCAGGTACACCTCTGGTCATTAAGCAGAATCGGCCAAAGCAACATCATTTTCAACATAAGCACGGCCAGTGGTGTAAGCTTGAGCCGCATAGGCTTCACAACGATCATAAACCCAACTTTCATGCCAAGCATAATCAATATTAAAATCAATATCAATTTCTATTTTATCATTCGCACCTAATTCATGGCTAAATAAATCACCAGGATCTTTCGTTGGGAATAATCCTGTGAAGCAATATGCTTGCTCAACATCAATTCCATTGGGTTTCAACGTCCAATAAAACATTGTAGCTGCATAGTTTGATTTGGTATATTCACCGGAACGTAAATTGGAGATACCAGTACGATAATCTCTAATCATTCTTACCCAGTTATGGAAAATTGTAAACAAAGGAATCCCAGAATATTCTGTAAATCGCAATGAAATTGTATTATCATATGTTGTATTCGTTGGCACAGAATAAGTCACATTGCCCAAACCGTTAAATTCGGTTTTATTCAATGTTCCTCCAGGAATGGTAACATTGGTGCAAGTTGATTCAAGAATATTCTTAATTGATCTTCCAGAAAATTTACTAGC